GGTGACATCTCCATCTCCTTTATGATACATGAAGTCTCCTTGATATACCTTTCCTGGTTTTGTAACCTTTGGAAGATGATCAAGTGCAGCTTTTAGTTTACTAACCAAACCTGGAGCATGTCCGTGATTCTTTTCTATATCTTCATGAGTATAGTTTATCTTTGGATTCTTATTGAATGCTGACTTAGATGCAACAAAGAACTTACCGTTTTCAGGATGATGACCAAACACAGTACTTGGAGATCCATCATACTTTGTTGTCACTGTAGCGTCAGACTTTTTACCTGTTATCAGTTCATGTGTCTGATGAAGAGTGTTGAATGCATGATCAAAACCATCCTTACCAGCATTGATATGATGATCTTCAGCATGTTCTAAATGAACAAGTTTAGACTCATCTTGCTCATTCAACATATCTCTTTCTTCTTTAAAATATCTTAACGACTTCATATTCTTCTCTATTTAAATATTTTACCAAAACTTAAAAACAAATTTAAATCGCTAAATTTTATAGCTTTATCTTCTGCTACACTTTCCTCTGTAACATTATCTATATCAATTTTAGTAACCTCTAGTCCTCTAGATTCTATATATTTTCCACCAGTACCAGGAACATTAACAAGATATCCACCTACACCAGGCTTTTTTTCAAAAAAACCTTTTAAAAAATATTTTGTTAATTTTCTTGCTATTACATCTCCTCCTGCTCTATCATTACCTTGAAAGTTACAACCCTCTAGCATGGGACTCATATTTAAAAATCTATCAAATAATCTTAGCTTTTTAGCAATAGGTTTGAAGAAAGGAAAATCTTCAAATACCTTTTGATCTTTAGCATCTAACTTTAAAAAACCTTGTCTCACAATACATAAATTTTCACATGCTCTTTCTAAATCTTTAAAATTGAATGCCTTAACACTCATACTTCCTGCAGCTCTATCCATTACTAAATTATCAACAGCAAAAGCTATGTTAATAAGTTTTAAGAATACTGATTGTCCTGTCCACATACCAAGTTTAATTAACGAATTATGACTAGCAGTATATGCTTTAACTTCAACGTTTTTTTGTCCTAAATGCAAATCAGCTTCAATATTGGTAGGATTAGTACTTTGAACTTGCATTCTGTATCGAGCAGGAGGACTTCCTTTTCTTTGATTTTTTTTCTTATAGTCATAATAATTAAAAAGCCAAAATAATGCAACTTCTCCGTTACCAAAACCACTCTGAGTTGGTTTTACAGGATACAATTTAATAAAGTTTTCTTTATCCTTTTGA